AGTCTGCACTTGTAATATATGCACCTTTACCTGTCCATTCTTCTACTTTATCACCTACTGGTCCAAGTACGTTGATTGTTACGTCTTTCTTATAAAAGTCTGCATAACCATCTCTACCTGTTACTGATTCGTGGTGTAAACGTACCCATTCCATAACTGCTTGCGCACCTGAAGGAACGATTGGATCGTAAAGTGTTAAACTTATAGGGCCCCAAGTACTTTTACCTTTAACGTATCTTGAAACGTTTATATGTTGTAATTCAACTGTTTCAGTTGTAATAACTGGTCTTGCAGCTGTTTTAATAAGATACGCTGGTATTCCATCAACATAAAATATAAATCTATTTTGTTGTTTTGGTTCAAACGCCGTGAACATTATTTCATTTGGATCGACTAGATTTGCCATTTATTTTTCTCCTCTATATATAAATATCTTCTTTACTGTTTTTTATTCTTCGAAAGATGCACCAGTTCTCATAATATTAAAGTCAACGATGATAAATTCTGCAGCTTTTGCAGGCTGTAGGAATATTTCACCTTTCATTTGATTTCTGTCTACAACATCAGGTGTATTATTTGATTCGTCCATTACTACTTTAAACGCATACAATCCTTGTTGTTGCTGTACTGTTTCTAGGTATGGATTAACAATGTTTAAGAACCTGTTTCTTGTTGCTGTTGTGTTATTTTCGAATACTAAATATCTAGTTGAAGATGCAATAAATTTCTTAAGTTTAATTAGCAATCTTCTAACATTAATTCTATCAAGTGCAGAAGGTTTTGTTTGTAAAGTTTTTTGGCCCCAAATACATACTCCAGTGTTAGGGAATATTGCAATTGGATTTACTTTACCTTCATATAATTCATCTCTTTCTGAGTGAGTTAATCTTGTATATGGTTCAGTTACCGTTGTTAAACTTCCTCTGTTTAATCCTGCAGGTGCAAACCAAGGGAAAGCAACCTTATCATTAAACGACATAACTCCAGGTACTACAACAGATGGTGGAACAAATAAGAATTTATTTACAGTTGCATCAAAAACTCTAACCCATGGATAGTACATTGCTGCATAGTTAGTGTCATAATTTGCGGCTTGAGTTGTTGCTGCTGTTACTGAATCGCCATTAAGAGAATTAACTCCATCTACAATGTAAAATGCATCACCTCTATCTTCACAAACCTCAATTACTTTTGCAACTATGTTAGAAGCATTTTGTGTTAATATACCAGGAGCAACTATAAGATTAATATCTATTTCGTCTGGATTAGCTACTGTATCGATAGCTTTTTTGTATACTCTATATCCTTCATCGCCTGTACTTGCAAAGCTGTATCCAAAGCTATTTCCAGATGCTAAATCTTTTCCTATAGCTATTTGTTTTGCTGGGTTTTTTCCATCAAATCCACCTTGGAAACCAAGAGTAAATCTTTTGTTATTTAATGCACTATCTAAACCAACTTCTCCGCCAGTTGAACCGTTTGTACAGCTAGAAAGTAAGAATGTTCTATTTTTACCAACTGCTGCTGTGTCGGATAGTGGAGCTAAGTAGTTATACATACCATTGTTTAATATATCTTCATTAAAGTTCATTCCAAAGTATGTTACGGTGTCTGTTTCTAAACTTCTAGATGTTACCAAAGCAACTTCTGGATAGTATGCTGTATCTGTAGAAGCGTTTTCATCAGCTACTGTTACTGAGAATGGAGATATATAAGCTTCATGTCCAAATGGTACTAGTTGTTCTGAATAAACTGCGTTTCTAACGCTTTCGTGTACTTCTACTCTAACATATCTAGATATATTTGGATAATCACCAGTAGTTATCAATTTCCCTGCACCATCATAAGATCTATCTCTATCACCAATTAATCTAGCAATATAGTTTGGTGAATTAGGATCTAGGTTACAGTTTGAGTAAGATTCTAAAGCAATAACTTTATTATCTGAATCATCAATTTTTCTAATTGTTATACTAAAGTTTCCATAGTCTTGTCCACTTACACTTCCTGCTTTTTTGATAGACGTTACACTTACCTTATAGTATCTATTTGAATTAGTACCATGGGCAAATGTATGAATTCTAAATAATGGGAAGTTATTTCCGTTTGTTGTTTGTGAAACAACCCAAGGAGTTCTTGCAGCTGCATATTCTTTACCGGAAGTATTACTATTTGTTCCTGTTACAGATGCTGCTGCTGAATCAAAGTCTATTGTGTCAAGTGATGCACTTAATTTAGTAAATCTATATCCACCACCGTTATTTGTATCTGCTGCTCCATATGATTGAGAATTAAATAAAGAGTAAACATATGATGGTGAATTATTTATACTATGAGCAGCTGTTGGAAGAGTGTTTCCAGGATCTGTTCCTAGTAAGTTAGGTAAATAATTTGCATTTGTTTTGTCAAGTGACATTGTATTTGACGTGCTTGAAAGGTGACCAGAGTTACCCATAAACTTCGCCATTGATATTACACCATTACCAGTTAATGCAGAGTCTAAAGCTGTAGCTGTTCCTGTTTGAGCTAGACCACCTGCAAGAGTTATTTGAGTAGTGATTCCTTGAGTTGCAGAACCAGTTTGTACTGTAATTGAATTACCTGCAATTCCTAACGCTGAAGCAGTTACATGTAATATGTCTGTATCTGCAGCAACTGTTACAAGAGAAGATGCGTGAGCATTTATTTCTGCTGCTAAATTAGTTACGAATGTAGATACTAATGATCCTGTTAAGAAGTAGTAAGGTCCGTTTGGATCTGCACCATCAGCTGGAGCCGTTGTACCACCAACACCTATAAATCTAAATTCATTTGTACCAGAGGTTCCAATTTGGATTTCAGGATTAACATTTTCTTGTATTGAAGCTACATTAAATACTAATGGAGGAGTATCTGAATAATCAGTAGCAGATGAAGTTGCAAATGCGCCTCCAGTTGCTGTTCCAGTAATAACAGATGTTTCTTGTAAAAGTCCATCCTTAGTGGAGTTATCTCCTGTTGTTGACGCATGTATTACACCAACAATATATGGATCAGTGTTTGCACCTACAGTAGAACCAGAAGGACCAATATCTGAACCAGATGCTATTAAGTATACCTGATTGTTAACTGTGAATCCATCCAAACCAAGAGTTCTAACTATCGTTACTACTCCTGCGCTTTTTATATATTCTTTTACTGTAAATGGTACATAAGTACCTTTTGTGCTGCTTCCGAACCTAAGTTCAAATTCATTCATAGATCGTACTTGAACCGGCATAAATGCTGGACCTGATTCAGTACCTCCAATAATTACTGCTCCTATTTCACCAATTCCCACTGGTAAAAAAGATAAGTCATTTTCCTGTGTAAAGACACCTGGACTAACTATTCTTTCGGCCATTTATATTCTCCTCTAGTTTACTATTTTTTATCTATTTCTGTTGATAAAAGTGAATACAGATATTCATATATAAATATAGAATAAAAGTCCAAAAACTATTCTGCTGGCGTAAAAATTCCTGTAGAAATGTCTAAAGATCCTTTCCCATATTTTTCAGTTAATTGTTTTGCAAACACAACTTCTTGTTCTCTGTTTTTACCAAAATCTGATTCTAAATTTATTTTTTCTTCGTTTAATGCACTCAATTCAAAGTGAACCTGTCCCATTCTTAATGTGATAGCATCATAGTTAGATTTTATTTCAGATATATTATCTAATTCTTCTTTTGAAAATCTTTTTTCTGACGTTGTTTGTTCTGCTGTTTGTTTAGCTTTTTCTTCTCTGTGCTTGCTTAATTTTTCTTGAATGTCTTGATTTAATACCATTGTAACCTCTCCGTAACTTTATTATTTATTATTTGAATAATAGCTAGTTTTTCCTGCTAGCCCTTGTTGTGGATTTCTTCCACCTTTATTTTCTATGTTTGTAGTTGTTGTTGAACCAATTTGAACCCGAGCAACACCATAATCTAATCTATTTGCCTGCGTCATATCTTTTTGTAAATTGTCTGGAATGATATAACCACTCATTTCTAAACTAAATTCTGCCCTTGACGCCCTTTCTTCTCCTTGTACAGCTTCATTTGTTAAATTAAAATTTGTCATGTTTGCAAGAAACTTATAATAGTTATCTTTTCCCCAATATGAATTAGAAGCATAATTTATATCTTCAATAACTTTATTTTGGTGGTTAATAAAATCAGTAAGTAATATGCAGTCATATGACAATCTAACATAATCAGGTATAACTATATTATGAGTTTTTTGGCTAGGCTTTCTTCCTATTAATAGATCAAATTGGTCATATCTATTTTTTTCGTTATATGCGCTTCCTACAGTGTAAAAAAGATTTGGATTATTTGCATCTAATTTACTATATCCTTCTAGTCTTTCTATTCCTGTTCTTTTATATATTAAAATTGGAAATTGTATTTTTCCAGTTGCATCTCTGAATACTCCAGATTTTTGTACACTTTTCCATCTTTCTGGAGAACCATATATAACAGGTACTTTTATTTCTTTTTCACCTTCTTTTACTCTTGGCTTAATTACATTTTCAAAATAATAATAAATTGCCTCATCAACATCATATAATCCAACACTAACATTTTTTATATCTTCTGCCCTACTAATTTGAGAAGGTCTATTTGTAGATAATTTATTTCCTCCAGAATCAACGGTGTATCCGCGACTAGCGTTATACCCTTGGCCCATAGTTGAAGGTACGCCTGGAGATGGCGTTGCATATGGTAATTGTCCAGCTCTAGCTAGATTTTTATTACCTTTCTCTGTTTTTGGTATTTCTGGATACCTATCTGCCATTTTTATTCACCGTATAATCCATAGTTATTGTATCCTACTCTAATATTTTCAAGTTGTACCCTACTTTTTCTAGTTTGATGTGTTTGACAAATAATTGAAAAGTTAGATCCAAACTCTGTTCTATCTCCAGAAATAAATCCTTTATCTTTGTCTGGATCTTTTCCAACTATTAGTTGATTTTGAACAACACTGTCTATTTCCCAATATATGTTATTCCAATATATTATATCCCCAACCTCTAAAACAACGTTTGCCGCTGGAGTTCCTATACTTCCAGCTGGTAATAGGTCATCTCTTAAGAAGCTAAACTTTGACTGTTGATTAATGTCCGGACCAAGTTCTGTTGAGTCCCAAACCTGATCTTCAACCTCTATAATACAATTTACTCTAACTCCAGGTTTAAATATTTTGTCAATAGACTCTCCGTATAAATTTTCATCAACGTCATATACAGAAGTTTTTAAAATATCTACCTCTGTATCTATAATATCATTAACCAATTCCCTGCTAAGTGTTCTAAAAAGGCTAACATCTCTTGCTGATCCAAATAGTGCCATGAATTACCCTATATATATTCCATATGGAATTTTATTCATTGTTTGATTCATAAAGTCAGATTCTTCTTGTTGCCTTTCTAAAAGATTTCTTCTAGATGCTGCTTCAAGATCTTCTCTTAATTGGGTTGTTAAGTTTTCTTTTTCTACAGATGCTTCACTTCTAAGTGTATCACCGTCATGATTAGTTTCTGAACCCGGTATAGGTATTGAGCTATATTTACTTCTTATATTACCTAATAATTCTTTTGCCAGCGCCAAGGTATATTTTCTAATCCATTGTTTTCCAGGGTCGTTTATACTAGAATATAGCATATTATCATAATCTGCATTAGAAAAATCTGTAATTACATTTGTTGCTGTTCCATTTTTTAAAGCGCTATTTCTATCTGCCGTTTTTATATATTCTATCCACATATTAAAATTGCCTTTAGGTCGTGGAAATATTTTTAATCTATCGTTTACTATTTCAAAACTGTATGCAGACTTTCTAATGGTATCATTAAATTCTATTGCTTGTACTCTTAATAAATCATCGTACATAGGCATCATTAAAAAGTTTACAGCTGGACTATAGTTACCCATTCCAAAACCATCTAATAGGTGGTCACTTCCATATCCTGTTCCGACATACGGATCAAAATATCTTGTCATTGCTGGGGTTCCTTGATAATAAACTTTTCTAACTTCTATATTATCTGTTCCAGCCGTTCCAGATTCAAGAGAAACGAAGTTTGGGTCTGTTAAATCATAAACCTGTTGACTTGCGGTTACTGCTACTGAGGCGCTATAGTACGTTACGTCTCCTCCTGCCCCTGCTTCCATTCCATAGCTATTTGCTATTGTCATAAGTCTTCCGTGGTTTGGAGTTATTTCTTTATGGGTAAGATTACTACCAGTAGTATTTCCTTTAATAGATAAAAGATTTTCTTTAATATTAAAGTAATTTACCTGCGAACTATATTCAGAAATAGCCTCTTCAAAACAGGCAAAAAAGTTAACGTCTTGCATCTCAATGTCAACTATAGGATAACCTAGTCTTTTTGCACACCAATCTGCAACCTTAGGTCCATCAGTTTGAAATTCTGTATCTGAGTCATAGATTCCAAAAGGTGTATTACCGTTTATGGTTCCTGCTGATCCATCGTATATAGTTATATTTGTTGCCATAGTTGTCCTCTATATATAAATATCAAGAAATATGTTAATTATTACATAC